TATGAATCCGAACTTTACAATGATATTATGAGATCTGTATTTTATCCAATGAAAGATTCCAAAGAATTGAGAGAAGCGGTTACACTCTGGTTAACCAACGAATCTACAGCTAAAACCAAATATGGACATATTAGTCTATGGAATACTTCAAATGTTACTGATATGAGTAAGATGTTTTATAATGCTACTGATTTTAATGAAGATATTAGTCTGTGGGATACTTCAAATGTTACTAATATGTGTGGTATGTTTTGGTGTGCTATAAAGTTTAATCAAGATATTGGAGGATGGGATACTTCAAATGTTACTAATATGAGTATGTTTAATTATGCTACAAATTTTAATCAAGATATTGGAAGGTGGAATACTTCAAATGTTACTGATATGAGTGGTATGTTTAATGGTGCTAAAGAGTTTAATAAAGATATAGGAAGATGGGATACTTCAAATGTTACTAATATGAATCATATGTTTCAATTTGCTGATGATTTTAATAAAGATATTGGAAATTGGGATACTTCAAATGTAACTAATATGCATTGTATGTTTTGTAATGCTAAAAAGTTTAATGAAGATATTGGAGAATGGGATACTTCAAATGTTACTAATATGAGTAGTATGTTTTGGTGTGCTGCTATTTTTAATCAAGATATTGGAAGGTGGAATACTTCAAATGTTACTAATATGACTTATATGTTTTGTAGTGCTACAAATTTTAATCAAGATATTGGAAGGTGGAATACTTCAAATGTTACTGATATGAGTGGTATGTTTTATGATTCTAAAGAGTTTAATCACTATATTGGAGGATGGGATACTTCAAGTGTAACTGATATGAGTTATATGTTTGATCATGCTATAAAGTTTAATCAATATATAGAGGGATGGAATACTTCAAGTGTAACTGATATGGGTTATATGTTTGATCATGCTATAAAGTTTAATCAATGTATAGAGGGATGGGATACTTCAAAAGTAATTGATAGTAACTAATAGAATCACATTTATAAAATATAAAAATTGATTTATTATTAAGTTATTTTTTATTTAACATATCTACACCATGAAACCTTCCACCGATGAATTACGTGCACTATTACATAAAATTAACGACTATGAATCTGGACTATACAATGATATTATGATATCTGTATTTTATCCAATGAAAAATTCTGATGAATTACGAGAAGCGGTTGCACTCTGGTTAAACAACGAATCTAAAGCAATAAAGACATATGGGCATATTAGTCTATGGAATACTTCAAACGTTACTAATATGAGTTATATGTTTTATAATGCTAAAGAGTTTAATGAAGATATTGGAGGGTGGGATGCTTCAAACGTAACTGATATGAGTGGCATGTTTAATTGTGCTAGTAATTTTAATCAAGATATTGGAAGTTGGGATACATCAAACGTAACTAATATGAGTAGGATGTTTGCTTATGCTAAAGAGTTTAATAAAGATATTGGAATGTGGGATATGTCTAATGTAACCAATATGCGTTATATGTTTTGTTATGCTAAAAAGTTTAATAAAGTTATTGGAAATTGGGATACTTCAAATGTAACTGATATGAGTATGATGTTTGCTGGTGCTAAAGAGTTTAATGAAGATATTAGTAGATGGGATACTTCAAATGTAACTGATATGATTGGTATGTTTGCTGGTGCTAAAGAGTTTAATGAAGATATAGGAGGTTGGAATATTTCAAATGTAACTGATATGCGTTTTATGTTTATTGGTGCTAATAATTTTAATCAAGATTATATTGGTAATTGGGATATTTCAAACGTAATTTATAAGTAATCACATTTATAAAATATAAAATTGATTTATTATTAACTTATTTTTTATTTAACATATCTACACCATGAAATCTTCCACCGATGAATTACGTGCACTATTACATAAAATTAACGACTATGAATCTGGACTATACAATGATATTATGAGATCTGTATTTTATCCAATGAAAGATTCCGAAGAATTGAGAGAAGCGGTTACACTCTGGTTAACCAACGAATCTACAGCTAAAACCAAATATGGACATATTAGTCTATGGAATACTTCAAATGTTACTGATATGAGTGATATGTTTTATAATGCTAAAGAGTTTAATGAAGATATTGGATGGTGGGATGCTTCAAACGTAACTGATATGAGTGGCATGTTTAATTGTGCTAGTAATTTTAATCAAGATATTGGTAAATGGAATACATCAAACGTAACTAATATGAGTAGGATGTTTGGTTATGCTAATATTTTTAATGAAGATATTGGAAAATGGAATACTTCAAAAGTAACTGATATGAGTGGTATGTTTTGGTGTGCTGCTAATTTTAATGAAGATATAGGAGGTTGGAATATTTCAAATGTAACTGATATGCGTTTTATGTTTAATTATGCTAATAATTTTAATAAAGATTATATTATTAATTGGGATATTTCAAACGTAATTTATAAGTACTAATAGAATTACATTTATAAAATATAAAAATTGATTTTTATTAAGTTATTTTTATTTAACATATCTACACCATGAAACCTTCCACCTATGAATTACGTGCACTATTACATAAAATTAACGACTATGAATCTGGACTATACAATGATATTATGATATCTGTATTTTATCCAATGAAAAATTCCGATGAATTACGAGAAGCGGTTGCACTCTGGTTAACCAACGAATCTAAAGCGATAATCAAATACGGACATATTAGTCTATGGAATACTTCAAAAGTAAATGATATGCGAAGGCTGTTTTTGTGTGCTAAAGAGTTTAATGAAGATATTGGAGGATGGAATACTTCAAATGTAACTGATATGAACATGATGTTTGATAAAGCTATAAAGTTTAATAAAGATATTGGAGGTTGGGATACTTCAAATGTTACTAATATGAGTAAGATGTTTTATTGGGTAAAAGATTTTAATCAAGATATTGGAAATTGGGATACTTCAAATGTAACTAATATGAGTTATATGTTTGCTTGTGCTCATAATTTTAATGAAAATATTGGAAATTGGGATACTTCAAAAGTAACTAATATGCGTTTAATGTTTACTAATGCTTTTGATTTTAATCAAGATATTAGTAGATGGGATACTTCAAATGTTACTGATATGCATGGAATATTTGCATTCCTCGATAATTTTAATAAAGATATAGGAAATTGGGATACTTCAAAGGTAACTAATATGAGTTGTATGTTTTATGATACTAATAATTTTAATAAAGATATAGGAAATTGGGATACTTCAAATGTTACTGATATGAGTAGTATGTTTTATGATACTAATAATTTTAATCAAGATATTAGTAGATGGGATACTTCAAATGTTACTAATATGCGTTGTATGTTTAATGGTGCTACTGAGTTTAATCAAGATATTGGAAATTGGAATACTTCAAATGTAACTAATATGATGTATATGTTTCGTGATGCTGCTAATTTTAATCAAGATATTAGTAGATGGGATACTTCAAAAGTAACTGATATGTAACAAATAGAATTACATTATCAAATATAAAAATTGATTTATTTTATTAACTTATTTTTATTTCACATATCTACACCATGAAACCTTCAACAGATGAATTACGTGCACTATTACATAAAATTAACGACTATGAATCTGGACTATACAATGATATTATGAGATCTGTATTTTATCCGATGAAAAATTCCGATGAATTGCGAGAAGCGGTTGCACTCTGGTTAACCAACGAATCTAAAGCGATAAAGACATATGGGCATATTAGTCTATGGAATACTTCAAACGTAACTAATATGAGTTGTATGTTTCGTCATGCAGAAGAATTTAATCAAGATATTGGAAGGTGGGATACTTCCAATGTTACTGATATGAGTTTTATGTTTCGTAATGCTTATAAATTTAATGAATATATTGGAGGATGGGATACTTCAAAAGTTACTAATATGATTGGTATGTTTGCTGGTGCTAAAGAGTTTAATGAAGATATAGGAAATTGGGATACTTCAAAAGTTACTAATATGAGTTTTATGTTTATTGGTGCTAATAATTTTAATAAAGATTATATTGGTAATTGGAATATTTCAAACGTAATTTATAAGTAATCACATTTATAAAATATAAAATTGATTATTATAAACTTATTTTTTATTTAACATATCTACACCATGAAACCTTCAACAGATGAATTACGTGCACTATTACATAAAATTAACGACTATGAATCTGGACTATACAATGATATTATGAGATCTGTATTTTATCCAATGAAAGATTCAGAAGAATTGCGAGAAGCGGTTGCACTCTGGTTAACCAACGAATCTACAGCAATAAAGACATATGGGCATATTAGTCTATGGAATACTTCAAACGTAACTAATATGAGTTGTATGTTTCGTAATGCTAATAAATTTAATGAAGATATAGGAGGTTGGGATACTTCAAAAGTTACTAATATGAGTTGTATGTTTCGTCATGCAGAAGAATTTAATAAAGATATTAGTAGATGGGATACTTCAAATGTTACTAATATGAGTATAATGTTTTATAATGCTAATAAATTTAATGAAGATATAGGAGGTTGGGATACTTCAAACGTTACTAGTATGATAAGTATGTTTCTTGGTGCTAATAATTTTAATCAAGATATTGGAGGATGGGATACTTCAAATGTTACTAATATGAGTTGGATGTTTCGTTGTGCTATTAATTTTAATAAAAATATAGGAAATTGGAATACTTCAAAAGTTACTGATATGCGTTTAATGTTTTATAAGGCTAAAGAATTTAATGAAGATATAGGAAATTGGGATACTTCAAATGTAACTAATATGAGGCAGATGTTTCTTCGCGCTAATAATTTTAATCAAAATATTGGAAGATGGGATACTTCAAACGTAACTGATATGATGTGGATGTTCGAATATGCTAAAGAGTTTAATAAAGATTATATTATTAATTGGGATATTTCAAAAGTAATTGATAAGTACTAATAGAATCATATTATAAATATAAAATTGATTTCTTATTAACTTTTATATTTAACATATCATACATTTATGACTCATACCATCGATGAATTACGTGCACTATTACATAAGATTCATTCATATGAATCCGAACTTTACAATGATATTATGAGATCTGTATTTTATCCAATGAAAGATTCCAAAGAATTACAAGAATCAGTAGCACTTTGGAGAAGCGATGAATCTAAAGCGATAACCAAATATGGACATATTAGTCTATGGAATACTTCAAAAGTTACTGATATGAGTTTAATGTTTTGTTGGGATAAATATTTTAATGAAGATATTGGAGGTTGGGATACTTCAAAAGTTACTGATATGAGTTTTATGTTTAATCATGCTCACAAATTTAATGGCGATATTGGAGGTTGGGATACTTCAAAAGTTACTAATATGCGTAATATGTTTCGTAGTGCTTATAAATTTAATGGCGGTATTGGAGAGTGGGATACTTCAAGCGTAACAACTATGAGTTTTATGTTTTGTGGTGCAGAAGAATTTAATAGCGATATTGGTAGATGGGATACTTCAAATGTTACTAATATGAGGTTTATGTTTAGTTATGCAGAAGAATTTAATAGCGATATAGGAGGTTGGGATACTTCCAAAGTTACTGATATGAGTTTTATGTTTAGTTATGCTCCGAGATTTGATAAAGATTATATTATTAATTGGGATATTTCAAAAGTAATTGATAAGTACTAATATAATCATATTATAATATAAAATTGATTTCAACTTATTTTTTATTTAACATATCAATTGTCTTCTACTATGACTCATAACACAGAAACGACAATTTATAATACTATGGGAGGTTTAATCTATCAAATGGAAGATTCAAAAGAATTACGAGGGGCAGTTAAACTCTGGTTAGACGACGAATCTACTGCGATAACCAAATACGGACATATTGGAAAATGGGATACTTCAAACGTAACTAATATGAGGAGTATGTTTTGGAAGGCTAAAGAATTTAATCAAGATATACGAGGTTGGGATACTTCAAATGTAACTAATATGAGTTGTATGTTTTTTGGTGCTAAAAAGTTTAATCAAGCTATTGGAAATTGGGATACTTCAAATGTAACTGATATGAATGCTATGTTTGCAAACGCTCATAAGTTTAATCAAGATATTGGAGAATGGGATACTTCAAATGTAACTAATATGAATTATATGTTTCGTGTTGCTACTAATTTTAATAAAGATATAGGAAATTGGGATACTTCAAATGTAACTAATATGATAGCTATGTTTGATGGTGCTAAAAAGTTTAATCAAGATTATATTAGTAATTGGGATACATCAAACGTAATTGAATAGTAACTAAATAGAATTACAATATCAAATATAAAAATTGATTCTTTTTATTAACTTATTTTTATTTAACATATCTACACCATGAAAGCTTCCACAGATGAATTACGTGCACTATTACATAAAATTCTTTCGTATGAATCCGAACTTTACAATGATATTATGAGATCGGTATTTTATCCAATGAAAAATTCCAAAGAATTACGAGAAGCAGTAGCACTCTGGTTAACTGATAAATCTACAGCGAAAACCAAATATGGACATATTAGTCTATGGAATACTTCAAATGTAACTGATATGACTCATATGTTTTGGGGTGCTAAAGAGTTTAATGAAGATATTGGTAAATGGGATACGTCAAATGTAACTAGTATGAGTTGGATGTTTTATTATGATGAAGAGTTTAATCAAGATATTAGTAAATGGGATACTTCAAATGTAACTAATATGAGTGATATGTTTCGTAATGCTTATAAATTTAATCAAGATATTAGTAAATGGGATACTTCAAATGTAACTAATATGAGTGATATGTTTCGTAATGCTTATAAATTTAATGAATATATTGGAAATTGGGATACTTCAAAAGTTACTAATATGAGTGATATGTTTCGTGGTGCTTATAAATTTAATGAATATATAGGAGGTTGGGATACTTCAAATGTAACTAATATGAGTTATATGTTTGCTTGTGCTCATAATTTTAATGAAAATATTGGAAATTGGGATACTTCAAATGTTACTAATATGAGTATGATGTTTACTAATGCTTTTGATTTTAATCAAGATATTAGTAGATGGGATACTTCAAATGTAACTAATATGAGGCAGATGTTTCTTTGCGCTAATAATTTTAATCAAGATATTGGAGGTTGGAATATTTCAAATGTAACTGATATGATTTGGATGTTCGAATATGCTACTAATTTTAATCAAGATATAGGAGGTTGGAATACTTCAAAGTTACTAAGATGAAGTCAATGTACAATGTGCGGGGAAACTTCAAACATAATTGAGATGAGTTGGGTGTTTAATGAATCATTTAAGGATGCTATGAATAAACCTATTTATAACCCTTTAGAGAAATCAAAGATATAGACATTTCTTGAAAGAGAATATCTTCTTATAGAAAGGAATACATTAATTAAAATTAATAATAAATTCGAATTATGTGAGTTTGAATAATTAGATAATATAGACCCAATGAATTAGTAGATATAATTTATAAACAATCCATTATGGTTATTGATAGGATATAATAACTATTAAGTTCTAGAATATGCGGTGGTTCATAACCAAGGCGACTGTTGGCATGCTTACCCAACTACAAATTAACGAACACTATATGATGAGTATATTATTTAGTTTTCCTTTAATGTTTTTATATTTGTTAACTTATTAAGTATGAAAACACTTTAACGATACATAATAAGTCATTAATTTATAATGAAATTAACAAGTTCATTACAAACCCCCAAAGTAGTAGGGGTGCATATTTATCCCCAACTCCGGATTATATTGAATTTTATGTATTTCACCACATCGCATTCGACGGCTTCTTCTATAGTAGTTAATTCAGTCTCCTTGTATGAGGGCTTTGTAGTGAGAAGATAGTTGGGCTTGTTGTAACTAGGTACCATTTTGTATTAGCACTTTGTGATTGTTCTGTCAGATATTGACGTTTAATTCTATAAATATCTTGCGTTCTAAAATATTGATATAACCCCTCGGAGTTATAAATTTCACAAATCTTTTTGCTAATTCTACGCATTATTAATAATAATAATATATTAACTTTAAATTGTTATATTACACTTGTATCATGTAATAACAAAAGGTACGCTCAACCACATATGGTTATATAATACTCAATGATAAATGAACTAAAAATAAAAACAGTTGTTATTTATATTATGAATGACGTAGATAAGGAAAGGTTAAACAAGGCTCTTGAGAACGATGATAATATCTCTCTGTTAAATTTAACAAGAGATAAGATTGCTAAGGATAAAAATGACATATTACAACAATTGCAATTTAACGGGGGTACATTAAAGGGTTTAAATAAAAAACTCAAACAATATAGATATATAGACGAATTAAATGATATTAAATTCGGTAGTTATATTCGTTGGATCAACATAAGTAATCCAAAAAAAATGGATTTAACAACTGGTGCGATTGTATGTGAGATAAAATTGACTGATAGTGGAACTCAAATATTATGTAAAAATTCATTTAATCGTTTTATGCAACTAAAAATGGATGAATGTGTTATATTTCAGAAGATAAATGATCAAGAAAATATAATCATAAATGTATACAGCTATTTAAGTAAATAGTTATTTTAATTATATTATACACGATTGTAATTAATAATATAATTAACGTTTACCCTTTCTTGCGCGTTTGCGAGTCGTAACTCTTTTTTCCAACCTGTATTCATCTGGCCACCATCATCTGAACGATACGAATCAGAATCAGAATCAGAGAAAATTATAAAAATTTTACACATTTTAACCCCCGACTATTTTAAAAAGAATAAAATTTGTATCAGTTTCTAAAAATTTATCACCTAATCTTAAATGTATAGAATATAATTAGTTGGTAGTGAAGGCGCTATATTTTTAACATTGAGTTTTATACTATTATCAAAATAGAAAACTTAATTTAAATATATATTACCATTATATTTATCATTATTATAATAATGCGGAGGTTTTTTAATAGTAACATTATTTAGTTTTGAAAGTTCATCTTGTGTAATATTAATAAAATTATTTTTTTAATTAATAATATTAATATAGTATATAATGGTTAGGCACTTAAGTGTGAGAAACCGAAGAAAAAGTGTGAGAAACCGAAGAAAAGGTGTGAGAAAACCAAGAAAAAGTGTGAGAAACCGAAGAAAAAGTGTGAGAAACCGAAGAAGAAGTCAAAGACGCGCTTATAAAAAAATAGGGGGAGCGCCGGACAGAAATTTGAATGTCGGTGATTGGGCTGACGGCATCAACAACGGCGAAAATAGGCGTTTTTTAGTCTTAATAAATAGGGCAGATGGTAATTTGTTGACGAACGAATTTAAATTAACTTTCACTAGTTATCAAAAGTTCCAACCAGCAGATGTTAACAAAATTAATTCGAAAGCAGACAATAGAGATTTTAAGGTGGGTGATTGGATGGAACCTTTAGGAATAAACTACCACAGACGCGTACATTATAAGATCGTTGATATTTTTAATGGTGGTGATTTGTCGTTAGAAGAATATTTTCTCGTACCCATACAGGATATGATGGGGGGGTCAATCCGCATTACAATTTCTGCGGATCAGGTTAAAAAAATTAATTAAAATGTTTCTTAATTTTCAAAGCAACCAAATTTTATATTAATTGTTATCTTTAATTGTCGTAAATTTCATACACCCAGCAGCATGCCGCAAAGTTGGTATTTTTCGCCGTTTCCAATCGGTTCCAACAGCTTTGGCGCCCATTGCGTAAAGATCACCATGTTCCAAATTAATATTAACGCGTTCACCAAACGGTTTGCCTTCCTTAAACCATTGATATTGAAAAGGAATAGACACACCAAGCCTAATTCCAATGGTGACAAACCTTTCGGCGTCACCGTGAAACCCAATTCCACATTTTCTTGGATCATAATAAACATTGAGTTCGGCATTTAACGCGTGTGCCTTACCTCCAAAGAAAGTGCTAAGATTATCGCGGACCGTACTCAAAATCGGCAAACTTGAAAATGGTACAATAGTACCCTTACGATTAGTTAAATCTGCCTCTTGTTTATTATCACCAAAACATAAATTCCACCTAGCAAGCTTATTAACTACTCGCCCTCGCATCCATGCCTTACGATCAGGCTCTAATTTGGATTGTTCAGTTTCTAATATTGTCGCATGATGTTTCCAATTACCCTCAACCAATTGATCTTTGTGAGTGCAACAAAGAGCACCACCACCACCACGCACAATCAAAATGCATGCTGAATCCATATCTTTAACATCTTCTTCTCCATTCGCAGCCAAACGAAGATCAATAATCTCGCACACCACACCAAGTTCTTCAAATGATGATTTAGAAAATTCAATATCAGCGCGAGTCAGTCCTACACCAGACGCTTTACCGATGTGTTGCATTCCAGGACCATTTTCAGCAACATCGCCAAAAGTGATTGTACGCGCAGGAGAAATAGTGGATTGATACATAGTGTACCAATATTTAATAGTATAAAAATACTTCAATTTTATAGAATTATGAGGATTTTCTGTCGTATAAAAAAAATGTAATGTTTTAAATCTGAAACGGGTTAAAGAGCGCGCGTTGGGGGGAAATGAATACGTTTAGTTTTTTGCAATCGCTTCCTTGTTTTTTTATTAGTTATTAACTTATGTCCCTTATCGCATTTATATTTGTATACCTTTAAATTTCTTCGTTTAAATATTGAATTTGTGCATACAGCAATAGCCTTTTTTTTATTATTAGTATTTTTTTCAACCTTTTTTATACATCTACATAATTTTGTTGCTAAAATATCTTCTGCGGCGTGTTCCATTTCAAAGTTAGTAAGATTATTATAAGGAATAGAATAATATTTTAAAATTGTAATATGATCCCGCTTGGTTAATGAATTCATTATATATATATATATATATATCTAATAAATTATATATTGCTGTGGTTTGAATCATCATAATTTTGGTTTAATGCTATTGATTCATTTACAGGTATATCAATAAGCGTGTTTTCTTTATTAATTTGAATATTATAATTAGGCGAATTCCTGTTTATTATAGTGCTCTTTAATTCATTACATTTAATAATATTATTAGAATCCATTAAGTCGCGTATTTTACCAGGTAGTGTCGGAGCATTCTCTCTAACGGAGATAAATTTATTGTAATATATTTTGGTAAATTCAACAAAGGTAATAGAATCACTTTTTATATGTGCTGTGCTAAGTAATTCAGCAAGTTCGGAACGCAACCGAAGATAATTTAATGCTGCTTGGCGGTGTGCTTCCTTTGCTTCAGCATAATTAAAATATTTTCCAACAGATGTGAGTCCAGTAATAAGTAAACACACTCCGGAAATAACATAATTCATATTATTATTATTTTCATCGGATGCTGTTTGTGATATTGCCGTTGTGCTAACTAAACTAGTAAGTAAAATAACTGGTAAACTTAAATATTTATCGCGACAACTACAATAATCGTAAGCTTTCCAGTGATATGTTTTCCGAATAGATAGTTGTTTTATTTTAATTTGCGCTTCAACCCATTCATCTAAAGTCCAATTATTAGGTTTAATAATAATCATTATTAATATATATATATTAAAAAATAATTAAATGTATAAAATTAAAGTATTGTTATAATTTATGAAGAAGGTAAGTAAAATAGTGGTTTTTGATTTAGATGAAACATTGGGGCATTTCACAGAATTAGGAATGTTTTGGGATACAATTCAACAACACTTTCATCACGATCTTGGACAAGAAAGTTTTAATAAAATATGTGATTTATACCCAGAGTTTTTCAGACCACACATATTTGTAATATTAAAATTTTTAATTAATAAAACCAAACATAATAAAAAAAATAAAGTAATGATTTACACAAACAATCAAGGACCAAGGTCGTGGACGATGCTTATAAAAAATTACATAGAATCAAAATTAAACTATAAGTTATTTAACCAGATAATATGTGCATTTAAGGTTAGGGGTAAGCAAATGGAAATGTGTAGAACTACACATAATAAAACGTATGATGATTTTATTAAATGTACAAAAATTCCAAGGTCGGCAGAAATTTGTTTTTTAGACGACCAGGTTCACGAAGATATGGAGCATGATAAGGTTTATTATATACATGTAAAACCATACGTTTATAATATTAAATTTGTTGAAATGATAAACATATTTGTGAATAGTTCAATTGGAAAATCTCTAATAGAAAAATACTACAATAATAATATAGACAAGTTTAAGCATGTATGTTTGAATTTTCTGAAAAAATATGAACATGAACATTATAATAAATCAAAAACAGATCATAACGTTGATAAAATAGTGAGCAAAAAAATGATGATCCATTTACAACATTTTTTTAATAATAGCTACTCTAATGGGACGATAAAAATAAAGAAGGGTGGGGGGAAGAAGACAAGAAAGGTTAGATAGCAACAGTTAAATATTGTGCTATAGAAGTAGATAATAATAAATATATGGCACAACTAAATATTAGATTTTTTTCAAATTCATCAAATTGAACAGAACCGCGACTGAGAGGATTTAATTTATAGATTAAATATCCAGAAATGTACAATTTAATAACAGTCATCATTATTTTCATGTATTGGGGTCCCAAATCAAAAATACCTAAATAAATTAACACCTCTAATATGAATGAAAGATAAATTAAATACGTATATAATGTTTTATGTATATCCATTATATAAATATATATTATTATAATTAAGGCGCAGATTGATGTTTTTCTTTATAAATATTTAATGTTCTAGCACTAGAATCTGTTGCATCTACATATTTTGGCATCCAGTAATATGGAATTACATTACCACATCCAGGATAAAATGTTTCAAACAAATACCTATAATATTTTTGTTCCAAAGTTATGGGCGTTGGTGCTAGATGGTCCAAAACACAATTATATGTATTAAATTCAGTAATAGTCTGAACCCTTTCTTCGATAATTTCATACCATGATTTGGTTAGATTGCTTACACCATCACTAAACGCCTCTTTGGTTCTCCACAATACTTCGGCGGGTAATATTGTACCACAATCAAATGCCTTTCTTAGAAGATATTTTTCTGGACGATCCTTAAGATTATGACATCTATATTTGATTGGAATAGATAGGTAATATTGTACCCACGATCGGTCTAAGAAAGGAGTGCGAGGCTCAAGTCCATGAACTGAAATACATCTATCAGATCGCAATCCATCAAAAAGGTGAATATTATTTAATAATTTGCGACATTCAGAATCAAATTCGTACATATCTGGTGCTTTATGAAAATATAAATATCCACCAGTAACTTCGTCACTACCATCTCCATTAAATATAACTTTAGCTTCACTATGTTTTGAAATGTATTCACCAAGTAAAAAATTACCAACACATGCGCGGATAGTAGTTGTATCCCATGATTCGCTTGCTTTTATTGCGCGAGGAATTGCATTAAAAAAATCTTCTTCGGAGACAACAACTTCTGTATGTTTTGTTTTTAAAAAATCGGCAACCAATCTCGCGTATTTTAAATCTTCGGAACCTTCAAGTCCGATACTATATGTTTCGAGGTTGTCTACATGTTTACTTACCAATGCAGCCATTAAACTACTATCTAATCCGCCTGATAAAAGGCATGCGACCTTTCTATCCGTATTTAATACGCGCTTTTCTACAGCCTTGCATAGAAATTCACGTATTCCATGAAGATACATTTTTTCGTTATAATCTTCATCGTCGTATTCAATCATTTTGAGAAAGCCTAACGTAGAATAACATTTATTCTTTATAACGGGTGTCCATATTTTGGTAAAGCTGTTAGGGTGCGTGCTGCCGAGCCCACAGCAGATGTAGGTGGAATAGGTTCCAGGTGGAAATTGTGATATAGACTTATCATTATAAGATGTTATGTGTGGACCCCATCCACAACCTACAGCATTATCTAATGAAAACGCATTATCTTTAAATGCAGATAAATTTGCTAATAGCGATCCGAAACCAATCGTACCAGTAATAGAATGCAATTGAAATAACGGTCTTACACCATATGGGTCTCTGGCTACAATAATTTTCCTATCTTCAGTCCTAATATCATATATTACAAACGCGAAAACGCCATCTAACATTTGCAATGTTTGATCAATGCCATATTGTTTATAAAGATGAATAATAATTTCACAATCAGAGTTAGTAGAGGGTTTTATTTTCAAAGATTTGAAAAGCTCCTTATAGTTATAGATTTCACCATTGCATATGATAGTGACATCATCAATAGTAATAGGTTGATGAGATATTTCATCTAATCCATTTATAGCTAGTCTATGAAATCCTAAATATGTATTACATTTGCTCTCATGGATTAACCGGTTGTATTCGGGACCCCTTGATGCACATTTATTAAATTGGCTTGCGATAAAATCTTTTTCTGTGGAATCGTTAGAGTTAAGGAGGCAGAAAATCCCACACATATTATATAATAATTATTAGTTGTCTTTAGGTAATTATTAACTATTTTATTATAAGTAACTTATATATATATATATGAATACATCTGATAACATGTATGGTGTTGCTAAAGGGGTTTTATTATGTAATATAGAAAAAAATCAAGAACTTAATGATAGATTATATGCTAGAAATATTCCATCACAGCCACTGCAACCAGAATTTTCTATGAGGCCAACACCAACTAAATATTCTTTGTTTCCAATGGTTGATTTAAATAGCCAAGATAACAAGGTAAAAATGAACCCTTATGAAACGTATAGTCCAGAGAAGGTTTTTAATCCTGGAAATGCATCTGCTCCGTGGTCTGGCTTTTCAAGCAGTATAAATACAGAGTCGCAACTTAGAAACCAATTTTTTGCGCTTCAATCGTGCGATCAAGCAAAATATATACCTCCTTCAACTAGCGAGCTTTATAATGTAATAGTTCCTACACAGAAAGCGGCTCAACCATTTCCAAATTTATTTGTATTGCCAGATTTAGAACCTTTTAACCCGAATACATTAAATGTTGGTAAGCGCCTTTTTAATAATTGTACTCGTGTTGACATGTTAGATAATTGTAATAAATGTTAGAATAAATACCAATTATGTATGGATAAATCTCAATTTTAAAGTCTAAATATTATTGTAATGAGTGATATTCAGTCAGAATTAGAATTCTTAATGAATTGTGAATTATATGAAAAATATAAGCATAAACAAGAAACAGAAGATACGTCATTATTTATAAACGATAAACGATTTTATAAAAAACGAATTATTCAATTAACAAAGGACTTATTTAAACCAAATAAGCACTCTGAAAGTATAAATTTATTGTACAACAATTATATAAAAACGTGTATTGATCATTTTAAAATGAAAGATAAAATGGATATAATCCAAACTGAATATAGTAATGAACCTGATAATAAACCAAAGGCAGAAACAGAAACAGATATATCATTGGGTCAAATAGATAACGAATTTTTAAAAAGCGTTTTAAATAAACCTAGCAGTAGCAATCTGGATGATTATGTAATTAAAACTATAAATGAACCACCACCGCCACCACATCTCCCAAAAAAGAAGATTGTGAATTTAACGAATCCAGAATTAATGAATAAGGGTGTTAAAAAAAAAAGAAAAAAAAGAAATCTAATTAATTAATATGAAGACGCGAAAAACCCATCATAAAAAGCAAAAGTCAGAAATTTGTAGTCCGTCAATAAAAAAAAATAATTTTTCTTGTTATTCGGATTCATCATTGCATATGATGAAGAATTTTTGGAATGCCCGACACCCGGATGTAAAAATAAATTCAAATGATGGGAGAGAGATATGGAATCATTTAAGAGAAAATCTAGCCAGCACATGTGATAGGGAGTCATGTTGGATGCGTCAAAATTTTATGAAAGGAAACTTAAATGTGGAATTAAAAAGTTATACGTTTGCCCCACCTTCCCCAGAATCATGGGTAGATGACCCAAATACATGGTTAACAAGTGTTGATATTGAAAAGGTAATGAAACAATTTGAAAAAGGTAATAATTCATTTGAGTTTTTAGGGCCTTCACCTATTGATTTCGACACGCATAAAATATACGGTGATTGTGTATGGGAAGAGTTGTGTAAGTTCCAGCTGCATGATTGCTTAACAAGAAATAAAAAAAATATTGGTGTTGTTTTTAATTTAGATCCTCACTATAAGGAAGGATCCCACTGGGTTGCATTATTTATTGATATAGATAGAAGGTTTATATTTTACTTTGATAGCACAGGAGATTCAACACCAAAAGAGATTAAAAGGTTTATAAACAAAGTTAAAAAACAAGGCAAAGCGCTAGATATTAAGTTTGAAAACATTTATGAAAATGACGTTGAACATCAAAAAGAAGACACAGAATGTGGAATATATGCGCTTTATTTTATTATTTCAATGTTGGAAAATAAAAAGCCGGGTGATTTTTTAAAGAAAAGAATTACAGACAATGAAATGGAGAAACTGCGAAAATTATATTTTAATAGTTAAACATAATCCGAATCATATGGAACATTTTGAGAAGGTGGAACATTTTGAGAAGGTGGAACAGGTGGAACAGGTGGAACATTTTGAGAAGGTGGAACGGGTGGAACAGGTGGAACAGGTGGAACATTTGGATAATTAGTACTATTTGCATCAAACATTTCTTCGTTTAATGTTTCCGATGGGAGTGTAAAGGGGTTGATGGTAAACGCAAAGGTGTCAACTATAGGCGTACGAACCGACGCCAAATTATTATATATTGATCTAGAAATATTATCAATCAATTCACTGTTTATATTACCAGAAGTATTGTGCATCCGCTGGGATAGGTTGCGAGGCAAAATATTGGGATTAACAAAATCTCTTATATCATATCTACAAAATGGGCATCTAACGCTTTGTCTAAACCACGTATTTAACGCATCGCTATTAAAACAATGCCCACAAGATATAATCTGAGATATTGTTTCATTTTCTCTAAAAGGATTAAGTGTTATTGGGCACATATCATTATATTGTTGGTTTTCACTGTTATAGATAATAGTTGTTACTGCGCTATTAATTTGTGCAGGAGATGGAACAATAGGTACAGATGGAAGATCAAAATAAAACACATCTTCTGCTGTATTATTTAAATTAGTTTCAGGGACTTGGACTGAAGTTGCTGCTCTTATAATGTCGGGTACGGTAATATTAGGATGATCAACTCTTGGCAAAGTAGTGGGATATGGTCTTGGCGCGGTAATATTAGGATGATCAACTCTTGGCAAAGTAGTGGGATATGGTCTTGGCAATCGAGTTCTAAATGGGGGAGATAAATTAAATCTATCTCGTTGGGCACCACGAATAAGTTGTTCGTCTGCGATTAAGTGTCTTATAAAAATGTTACTATTAGTTTGTATATCATCAACTATATTAATAGATCGGTGTAAAATGTGTTGCATTGAATTAATATTATCTAAATATCTTGAAATTAAACTTCGTGTAGAGTTAGATTGTTCCATATATAAATAGTTATATAAAATATGTTTAAATGTAAATATACATTTAGTTGTAATATGAATAATGGTTATGCCGAGAAATACAAAGGTAAAGGATTGACTGGATTGTCAAATCTAGGAAACACTTGTTTTGTAAATTCGTGTATGCAAATTTTATCACATACATACCCATTTAACGAGCTGCTTGATGATGTTGAGTATAAAAAAAAACTTAATAAGAAACCAGAATCAGTATTACTTTTAGAATGGGATAAATTAAGACAACTTATGTGGAGTGAAAATTGTATAATAAGTCCTGCTGGGTGGATTCAGGCGGTCCAAAAAATAGCCAGATTAAAAAAGCGCGATTTATTTACGGGGTTTGCACAAAATGATTTACCAGAATTTTTACTTTTTATTATAGATAGTTTTCATTCTGCTTTAATGAGAGAGGTTGATATGGATATTAAGGGTAATGTCCAAAATGGTACAGATAAATTAGCAAAGGAATGTTATAAAATGATGAAGAATATGTATAAAAAGGAATATTCGGAGTTGCTAAATATTTTTTATGGTATACAAGTTTCTCAAATAAGTTCCCTTGATGGTGCTGAAATTAAAAGTTATTCACCTGAATCATATTTTATGCTTGATCTAGCAATAGATTTTGATACACATAAACGAAATCTATCATTATATGATTGTTTTGACAATTATTATAATCCAGAAAAATTAGAGGGAGAAAATGCATGGTATAATGAAGAAACCAAAAAAAAGGAAGACGTATTAAAGGGGTTTATTTTTTGGAGTTTCCCCCAAATATTGGTTTTATCCTTTAAACGTTTTAACAATTTGAATAGAAAGAACCAACGTTTAGTTGATTTTCCATTGGATAATTTAGATCTTAGAAAATACGTAAAGGGTTATAATAAAGAGAGTTATATCTATGACTTATATGGAGTATGTAATCATAGCGGAGGTTCACAAGGAGGACATTACACATCATATGTAAAAAATGCAAACAATGAATGGTATTTATTTAATGATACAAATATTTCAAAAGTTTCACATTTGAAAATAGTTTCCGCCCAGGCATATTGCTTTTTCTATAGGAAAAAAAATAAGTAAGTTTATATATATATAGAATGAATGTTAATATTGATGGTATTTCAGGATTACCAAACACTTATGATTATATGAACGAATACGCTGCAAACCCATCTGCTTTGATTTTATTAGTGATAATTATAGTTATTTACTATTCTATATTTGCTTCTTTAGGAGGTTCTACCCAAGCAGCGCCTGCAGAGACTAGTGGGGGTATAGTATTCATTGAAGTTATTATGTGGAGTATATTTATTATTCTTTTACTTTTAAATGGAATTAAATACTTTTTTGATCTAAATGTAACAGCGTCAATAAAAAACTTGTTGCGAGGAACACCAGAAGTAGATATAGTTATAGATCAACCTGGTCCTGGTCCTGTTAGCACCGTCCCTGAATTAACATTTGAAAAGGAAGTGTTCCATGTACCGGATAATGTATATAATTATAAAAATGCCAAAGCAATATGTAAGGCATATGGAGCAAACTTAGCTTCATATAATCAAATAGAAAAGGCATACAATAGTGGGGCTGAATGGTGTGGCTATGGTTGGTCTGAAGACCAAATGGCTTATTTTCCAACACAAAAATCTACGTTTGAAAAATTACAAAAAACAAAAGGGCATAAAAATGATTGTGGTAGACCAGGCATTAATGGTGGTTATATAGCAAATCCAAATGTTAAATTCGGTGTAAATTGTTATGGATATAAACCTAAAATTAATGACGCTGAAAGACAGCTCATGGAAACACAATCGTTAATTCCACAAAACAAAAGCGATATTGACTTCGAAAGACGAATAGACTATTGGAGAAATAAATTGCCAGATATAATAGTATCTCCATTTAATCATAATAAATGGAGTAAATTATAACTGCAGATTTAAGATTTAGATAGCTATAAAAATAACGATTAACACAAATGAAATAATAGCGCCTATTAAAAATACATTAAATTTAACATTGCATATTTCACGCGACATTTGTCGTTCGATCATGCGTTGTCGTTCTCCTAATTCAGAAACATTAACGTCAATAAATTCAACTTTAAGTGTGCATACAGGACAAGACATATTTTGGACAACCCAATTAGCATAACAAGATGGGTGAACCCAAGCGTGACATTTACATTCTCTCTTAATACTAGTTATATCATCTAGATTTATAGGAAGTTGAGTTTCTAATTCAATTTCCATGCATATGAAACACTCGTCAATATTTTGTACACCTTCCGAGCCATATGTTCGTTGGTCTGTAATTAATGGACTATCGTTACTTGGGTAAATTTCCATAATTATTCTTATATATTATGGAAATTTTATATAAATCAAATTCTACACATAAAATCTATTTTATAGTAGTTGGCATTTTTTAAGTTTTTAAATTAAACCAATAATAATGGATTGATTATTTTCTATGTTTTATTCGCATTGTTCGTTTCCTTCTTAACTTTTTCTGATGACGAGATGATTTACCTTTTATGGTTCGTTGCATTCTTCGTCGCGTTCTTTGTCGCGTTCTTTGTCGTAAAGAACCCCCTTTTTTTTTTCCATTGCTTTGAGAATATTTAATAAAGTCGCGTAGCTTTTCTTCAGACACTGACCCAACCTGTTCTTTTTGTTCAATAAACTGCCCTTCCTTTTTTTTAAAAACAGATACAGTTGGAAATGCGTTTTTTTCAGGAATATCCAACAAATTTTTAACATACGTTTGGGCATTACTTTCAATTTCAATAACTTTAGTATTATTTGGTAATTCTACACTTCCTATTACCGTTTCCCATTTGGGTTGTAAATCACTACATGCACCACACCCATTCATATAATACAAAACTATTAACCTATCCGCATTTCCAATACGTGTTTCCATCTCGTTAGCAGAGTACTCATTAACGACTTTAATTGTCATTATATATATATAGTTTATTATATTTTTATAGAAGATTATAATATACAATGAATTATAAAGTAATAATCGTTTTATTAATAGGATTAATAGGATTATACGTAATGGCTACAACAAAAAGTAAAAATATAATTGAAAGTTTTAAATCTAAAGACAGTTGTCCTAATATATTAATTCAGAAAGGTAATAAAATAATATTAAAGAATACAAAATACGCTGAAATACCTGGCGTTAACCCTATAGTTTTTAATAATTTAGAAGATTATGCTGAATTTGCAAAATGGTTACGTTCACAAAAGGTGAATTGTCCTATTTTATTTTTACAACATTCATACGATGTACAAGGAAACCAGGTTTATAAATTTAGACCAGACCCGTTAAATCCTGAAGGGGGGTTACCGTCTTATATTACTGAAGATGTATCTGATCATAATCAATCGGGTCCATATCAAGAAATGCCAGAAAATAAAATGTTAGATGCTTCAAGAAACGACCCTCCTTATAATAAAAACCAATATCCAGGATTTGATGGAATGAATCAATATATAGGAGAGGATGTGCCAATAGATAAAATGTTTCATGAAGGAGAATCGTCGCAAACGAGTGATAAGGCAACAGATAAAAATTGGGGTGGTGCAAAATATACAAGTGATGTAGTTAAATCTGGATATTACAAAGATAACGAAGTATCTATATACGTTGATTAGAATAGCATTGTTAAAAAATTGAATTGAGATAATAAAGCATATAATATTTATACCATAATGCAAAGCGATCAGCAACACAAAGGTTTTGAACAACATAAAAACCTCGCCCTATCTGATGAGGTTTTTCGAAAAATGGCAGAACCAAAACTGATTGAATATTCTGCCATTGAAATGATATAAAGAGTGAAATCTGTAATACACCATTTGGGTCTATCGTCTTTAATGATTAATAATATCGACCAGTTTGATAAATCAAACACAGATGTGGAAGAGTTGCATGAAGGTTTTGTTGAAGGTAGTTCTATGCATGGAATGGAATGTCCTTATAATATTATTATTTTCCGAAAACAAAATAAATGGCTGTTTGATTGTGCTAATATGTTTTACAGAATTTGTGGAAATCATATTATTTGTTCAAATGCTCCTTCAAGTGCGTTTTGTCGGTTTATAGAATTTGAAAAGGATGATAAAGTTATATTTATGATACCGCGTTCAAATGGTACTAATTGTGAAGCAATTATGGACTATAGAGGTGGTATTAAATTACATAAAAGTCGTAGATTTGATTCAGGTCTAGACATTTATATCTATTGCACATTTAATGCGGACGGAAGTCCAATTGAACCAGACCAAACCTCTGGCGACTCATTAAAACTGGTAAAACTGAGTGATGTAATTACACTGAATCCGTGTTTGAAAAATATTGAATTGCATTTTTCATTGTTTTCAGAAGAGGAAATTAACAATTCAAACAAAGTAAAAGCAGAGATTATGCTTTATTTCAATAGCCTTCATCTTGACTGGTTTAATACCACTTTTGTTCCAATTATTAATAATATGACATATAATGCTGTAAAGGGTCAAGGCGTTGAAAACTGTGAAATTATGATGGGTGCAATAAAAATTAAGGTTTATGAAAACGAAAAAAGTTATTACATTTAGTATAGTATAAACCAAACATAAAGTTAGAATAATGTAAATATATGATTTATCTAAAGCCCTTGAAAGATGGGTAGAATATCTTCTTAACTTATTTTCAACTAATTATTGGCTGTCTAAATATGTCATAGTCTCGACTAATGTAGTTTTAAACTTATTAATTTCATTAAGGGCTGTAATTTTTTTAATATTTTCGACACTCATCGCCTTTGAAACGTCTATTTGATTATCAACAATTCCAGATAGTAATGTTATATTACACCATTTTTCTAAATTAATAATAATATCTTCATAGTTGGATCTATATTTATCTAGGTGGAGTCCATCTAACACCTGTGTCGCTTCGTTATCGATTACTTTAGAATTAGGTGCGGATTGGTTTGATATATTTTTATTAGTAAGACCTTCTACAAATTTTACTTGTACGTGGGTTAATTTAATTATAAACCAAACTATAAAGAATATAACACTAATTAAACCTAAATAGTAAAAAAAAGTTTCAGTTTCCATATATATATATAAAGTATATATATTTCAAATACTAAAGTTGCGCATATACATAAATATGAAAATATATGAACAAAATAAACGCCTTCCATCATTGTAGTTAGATATAACGATGTTATTCTTGAATCAAGAATTTTTTAATATTTGTAATACATGAGGTATTAATTTTGCGTGTAAGATTTTTAGAACTTTGATAAGTAATCCCGTCTAGAGCAGCGGGGTTGTCTTGTAAATCGCATATTAAATCAATAATAGTGGCGTACTTTTGCATTATAACTTTTGCAAAATTAGAGCTTACTCCAGGTATTTGTCTTAACATAACTTCTCCAATATTAGAAGTTGTAATGTTTGTTTTTTTTTCAGCTTTAATTACATCAACATAGCTTTGTGAATCAACCTTTTCGGTATTTCCAGAATAAAATCCCAATTTATTCTTTTCACGATGTAATTTATCACTAATACGAAATATAAATTCAGCTGTTTCATTGAGATCATTCGTTTTAAATACTGAAAATCCCTTATAGTAAGAGAGAGTGAAAATGCTTGAATATAGAGCATTTTTATTGATCCGGCGACCCTTGCTATTAAACGTGGCCACATTGCCTTCAATTAGATAAATAATATTATGATTATGAACGTTATAATTATTTAGTCTGTAAGATTGCTCTGTGTAACGCCCATCAGTAATAGATGCTGCCAAATCATTTACACTTTTTCTCTCTATAACTAATAGTTCGTTATTATCATCGTCTAGTATTACTATATCTCCAATATGGAGTTGCTTACTCTCTATAATAATATCTGTTTTATTAGTTTCTAAAATAATTTTATTTAACAGTGCGTGCAAGTCGTGTTCTCTACAATCGATATAAATCTTCATTACTACAATAAGGTCAGTAGTGTTTAAGTTATTAGACTGAAATATTTAACATAAGTGATTTTAGGTTTTATTCCACTACAATCAGATAATTATTAGTTGTTACTGTTTTGTTGAACGTCTTACACAACTTATATATACTATAAAAATTATATAAACAAAATAGCATATTTTAAATTAAATGGAACCACCAATGAGCACAAAAAGTCTTTTACAAGAAGATGACGTTACCAACAGCAGCGAAGGATTAATTTTTGACCCATTTAATCCAGTAAACAAAGAGATTAAATTGAGCGAGGTTCAATCTATTCTACGAACATATGGATTACCTGGGTTAGTTAACAATTTAAATCTTTATAAAAGAGCATTTGTAGGTTCATCTTATACAAAACGTCCGGTTATAGAAAATGAAAGAAATTCTATAACAATAGTGCCGCAACCATCGGATTGTCTTCCATTAAAAACGAAATCCAATGAACGATTGGAATTTTTAGGTGACGGAATTTTAGAAGCAATTACAAAATATTATTTATATAAAAGGTTTCCAAAAGCAAACGAAGGATTTATGACTGAGAAGAAGATTGCTTTGGTAAAGAATGAAGCGATTGGGCGATTGGCATATGAAATGAAATTGAATAAGTGGTTGATTATTTCAAAACATGCAGAAGAAAAAAAGATAAGAACAAATTTGAAAAAACTTGGGTGCTTGTTCGAAGCATTTATAGGTGCCTTGTTTTTGGATATGAATAAAATAGATGTAAATGATGAAGAGAATTGGTTTTCAAACGTGTTTACAACTGGTCCAGGGTTTCAAATGGTTCAAGTGTTTATAGAATCCATTTTTGAGAGGCATATTGATTGGGCTAAATTGGTGTCAGACGATGACAATTATAAGAATATTTTACAAGTTAAAATCCAGAAGGAATTTAAAATAACTCCAGATTACCTAGAAATATCTCACAATCAGGACTTTGGATATGAAATGGGAGTTTATATTTGTTTGGGTAAAGCGATTCATGAGGTTACACCAGCTGATGCAATCCCTTTCAAAACTTTTGGCTCTTTCAAAAAAATACACGAATATGTTTCAAACATTGGGTATGTCTTTGTGATTATGGGATCTGCAAAGCATAAAATTAAGAAGAAGGCAGAACAAATATCTTGTGAAATTGCTTTAGGGCAATTATAAAGAAAAATTTAAAACTTTATAATATAAAATTAATATATATTAATGTCATCTTTGTTAGATAAATTAAAAGTTAAACCAATTCCAAAACCCGATGAAGAAATCCAAGTAAAAATCCAACAACCACAAGCTTTACAAAGTATTAAAATAAACCAAATTGTTAAGGATAGGCGTAAAGAGTCTGTGATAAATAGATCAGAAATTATGAAAAGAATGACTGAAATAAAAAAACCAAGAGAGATAAGTACAAAACCACCCATTCCAAGACCTATTCCAAGACCTATTCCAAAACCTAAACCGAAAGAAGAAGGTATAAAAATAAAGAAACCGAAAAAGTTTAAAGGTAAGAAATTAAAACTTGTAAAGATTGACCAAGGAACAATTAGTACACAAGGAGACTTACATTCAAAGGGTATATTACCACCACCACAAAGACCTGTCCGCCCAAGAATTATAGAGGGTGAGGAAACAGAAATAGTTGTAGGAGAAATAATACAGGTTTCAAGATTACCAAAGGTAATGGAAAAAATAATAGTTAAAGCGCCCCAGTATTACATGAATAATCGTGAAATTTTTATTAAATTTATTAATAGATTATTTACACAATATAGAACTCAAATACTTAAAGACAAGGAGGATTTCGCGGCATTTGAAGGCGACATTGTTGTTGAAAAATGTAAAAAGGGTGAAGAAAACGATTTTAGTCTTCTAACACATCAAAAAATTGTTAGAGATTATCTCAATATTTACACACCTTATAGAGGGTTGTTACTTTATCACGGTTTAGGTTCAGGGAAAACATGTTCCTCAATAGCAATAGCAGAAGGTATGAAAACGTCAAACGGTGTTATTATAATGACACCAGCATCATTAAGAAGAAATTATATAGAGGAATTAAAGTATTGTGGTGATCCAATGTATAAAAAAAACCAATTCTGGGAATTTATTTCCATTGTTGAAAAACCGGGATTAATTGGCGATTTGCACAAAGTTTTATCTATTTCAAATGAATTTATCACGAAGAATGGAGGGGCGTGGCTAGTTAATGTTAAAAAGAAATCTAATTATGAACAATTAGATGGGGAAGAGAGAAAAAACCTCGAGGCTCAACTAAACGAAATGATACGTGGCAAATACCAATTTATAAGTTATAATGGATTAAGAGTATCCCACCTACAAACATTAACTTCAAATTGGGAAATTAACCCATTCGATAATAAAGTTATTATTATTGATGAAGCTCATAATTTTATAAGTAGAATTGTTAATAAACTTTCAAAGAAAGAATCATTATCCTATCGGTTATATGAATACTTAATGTCCGCTCAGAATTGCCGAATAGTTTTACTTACTGGAACTCCTATAATTAACTACCCAAATGAAATAGGGATACTTTATAACATCCTTAGGGGATATATTAAGGTATGGAATATACCATTAGATATAAAAACAACAAAGAAAATTAACGAAGAATCCTTAAAAAAAATACTTGCGGGTTATAGCAGGTTAAATGACATTATAGATTTCGTTGAATATAAACCATCATCCAAAACATTAGTATTAACTAGAAACCCCTTCGGATTTACTGGTATTACATCAGAAAAGGGAACATATGAAGGGGTTAATGTTAATGAACGTGGACAACTTACTGACGACGATATGTTGAAACTTTTACAAAAATTATTATTAAAAAACAAAATAGAAATATTAAAAGGGGGTATTAATGTAGAAAGATTTAAATCACTGCCTGACGACAAGGAAGAGTTCCAAAACAATTTTATAGATAGCGCAAATGGCGATGTCAATAATATACATTTATTTCAAAGAAGGATAATAGGTTTAACTTCTTATTTCCGAAGTGCTCAAGAACAACTCATGCCTGATTACAATGAAGACACCGATTTTATAGTAGTTAAAATTCCTATGAGTAATTACCAATTCGGTGTTTATGAATCTGCGAGGGTACAGGAACGTAAAGTAGCAAAGCAAAATGCTAAAAAGAAGAAAAAAGGGGGGAATGATGAGGAAGGTGTCTCAACTTATCGTATTTTCTCTCGCGCCTTTTGTAATTTCGTATTTCCTAGAACTATAGATCGTCCCATGCCACATGATGGTGAAGATATTGAAACAGCATTAGAAGGAGACTCTAAGGAAATAGTTGATGAAGATATTTTAGATGCACCATCATTAGACGAAAAAATTGCAAATGTGGATGGTCTGTATACTCTTGACGACCAATCAGAGTTAGAAGCGAAGAAAGCTACAATTATGGATGAAACTTATGAAACTAGAATAAAACGGGCTTTGGAAGAATTAAAGGAAAATTCACAGGAATTTTTAACTCCGACTGGCAACCCAATGACCTCTATATCTGAAACAATAGAAAATGATTTGTTGTCACCAAGAGAGAAGGAAGACTTGGTTCAAGACATTGTAGAGGAGGAAATAAGCACAGCAGACCAAGAGGCAATGCCTGAAACATTATCTATTGGTGGATTACAGATTTATAGTCCTAAATTTGCTCAAATGCTTTCCAATATTGTCAGCAATGAAGGTTTACATTTGATGTATAGTCAGTTCAGAACATTAGAAGGTATAGGTGTTTTTAAGTTAATTTTGGAAGCGAACGGGTTTGCCCATTTTAAGATAAAAAAAAATCCAGCTGGACAATGGATTCTAGATATTCTTCCAGAAGATGTAGGTAAACCTACATTTGCTTTATACACTGGAACAGAAGATGTTGAAGAGAAGGAAATAATAAGGAATACGTTTAATGGAACGTGGGAATATGTCCCATCATTAATTAGAGAGGAAATCATGAAACAATCAAGTAACAATCAAATGGGGGAGATTATTAAAGTTCTTATGATTACAGCAGCAGGCGCCGAAGGAATTTCATTGAGAAATTGTAGATTTGTTCATATTACAGAACCATATTGGCATCCAGTTAGAATTCAACAAGTTATTGGTCGCGCAAGACGTATTTGCAGTCATCAAGATTTACCACCAGATTTGAGAAATGTAAAGGTATTCTTATATCTCATGACTTTTTCAAAGGAACAATTAGCAAGCGATGATACAATTGAATTAAGATTAAAGGATAAAAGTAAGGAGGATAAAATAACACCATTAACTTCAGATGAATCATTATATGAAATTTCTATGATAAAAAATCGTATTAATCAAAAAATTTTAACTGCAGTCAAACAGTCAGCTATTGATTGTGCTTTACATTCTACGGCTGATTCAAAAGAACCATTGGTATGTTATTCGTTTGGAGGAAATACAACACCAGATCTATTTTCATATTATCCTTCATTAAAAGGTGAAGAAAAAGATACAGTATCGCGTGCTTTAAATAAAACTAAAATTAATTGGAAAGCACAGGAAATTAAATGGGAGAGTAAAAAATATGCCTTACGTAAAGAAACGGGGCAGGTATATGACTATGATAGTTATGTTCAAGCAATTAAGATTCCCGGAGTTGAACCGACTGAAGTTGGTAAATTAGAGAAAAGCGGTTCAAAGCTAAAATTAACATTATTTTAATCACAATAGTATCATGTTATTAAATGTAATCATTCTAGACTATTTACCAATTCGATATAATTATATAAATAAAATTGATATAATTATGATATTGTATTAGAATCCAATACCATGTCTATCAATAAGAAGAGTTCGTCTTTAGGGTTAAATACTCGTGTCAAAGATATGCGCAATCATATAGCAAATTATGTATATCACCTCGATGTTAAAAAAAATATACCGTATACCATCGAAGACGAGAATGAAAAACTGCGAATATTTGATATACCAAATAGTAAGACAGATTTTATAACGGGGAAAAAACTAACTGGTATTGGAGAACATTATTACCCACTTTGTAAAGATAGATTAAAACATTTGAGAATTGGAAGCGATTCTTATTGGAATCGTATTCCGACTACAGGAACTAATACAACATATATGGAATTAAATGAAAATAAAATTAAAGTTGAAAAATGGATACAATATTGTGAAAGTAGAGGCGCTATTCTATTTTATCCTGTGAGTGATGAAATAAATAATATAATTATTAAAACACAAAATGAGCTTGTCGAAGTTAACGAACGCGGGTTAGATAGGTTACTTTCATTACAATAATATCTGCATATTTAATCATCTTCGAAATCATATCCAAACCGACTCAATAGTGTTTTAGCTAGAGATTCAGTGTCATTTTTAATTGCTGTAAATCCTTCTATTTGAGCATGAAGTAGTAATTCTTTTTCTTTCATGGCGTGATTGTCCTCAAGACAACTTTCATATTTAGTTTGAAGTGATACAAACCCCTCTTCAAACTGAATTTTTGTGGCATCTAGTTCATCTTTATAATTTGTTTTTTCATTTATTAGTACTTCTTTTTGCTGTGTTAACATTCTTATTTTTTTATCCTTTTGTGCAATAATAATTTGTTGGTTTCTAGTTTCTAATTTAAGTTTAATTGTGTTTTCGATTAAATTATCTGTTTGTTTTGACCAATTTTTAAGATAACGTTGATGTTGGGCAGATTTTATGTGTTGGTGTGTGAATGAATATTTGTTTTTAAATATAGAAGTGCTTCCACAGGAACATCTAATTCCTGGATCTTGAAACATTGATGCTGAAAACTTGCTAACATCATCTACAAATCCAAGAGAAGATTCAGTAGGATAATAAACTGCTGGAGTAAGGGAAAGAGTTCGTACAACCACAGAAGATGTCATCTTATACCTGAATTCAATATAAGTTTTGGTTATTCAATTTTTTTGACTATTCATAATATTAATCATCTCTCTTTGATTAGCTGCAATAATTTCTAATAGTGAAACAACACTCTTGGTCTCTTCACTATTCTCTAATGGTGGCGTATGTTGTTTAAGATCACCAAGCACATCACTAAAACCATCATTATCATTAAATGTAACACGTTTTGAAGATTTATCAGTCGTAGAATCAGATTCCACTCCCACACTAATAGGATCGTCAGGTTTGGTGAAGCGGATGCCACTAGCATTTATCAAGTCGGCATTTATCCAGTCAGCACCTTCCTGTTTGTGGGATTGTTGTGTAGATGTCATTTGTTCCATATCTAATTGGCGTGACGCGATGGCATATGCTAAATCATCATCTATATTAGTATTAAAATCACCAGATTTATCAGAAAAATCTATACCTTCAGGCGTTTTAAGTTTAATCAACGAATCAAAATCATTTTTAACATTAGATAATTTTGTATTAAATGAGTCAATGCGGCTATTTTGCAATTTCTCTGCGGTATAAACCTCTTCAATGGCGCCTTCGCTTTTATGGGGTGGAGTTTTGTACATAGGTAAAATTTTTAACATACGTTGAACAAATTCTTTATTTAAAGAAATTAAATCGCCAGTATTAGATGATAGTTCGTTAATATTATCCTCAAATATTTGTTTAATATCACCCATTTTGTTATTCAAAATTCCATTAAATGATCCATATTCAACTAACAAACTCCATAATAAACCTTTATTTTCATCATCTTTAAAATTAATAGTACTAGAATTCATTTATCTTTTATAATAATAATAATACTATTTAAATACTATTAAGCTGGAAGAATGTTTTAATGGGTGGGATAGACATTTTTAAACACTCTGATTTTTTAATATATGTATCAAATAGTAGTGTTTTAATTTCTTTGTTGCGAAGCTGTTCTTCCTTTTTAACAAACTTTTCGTGAGTTAAAGTAATGCGAAATTGTTCTATTTCTTTTTTAAACCTTCTTACCTTCATAATTTTTGTTTTGAATCCAGGCAATTCTTCAAGGATGAGAGCAAATAATTGTTGAACTGGTTTCATTATTTGATTAGTAATATAATGTGCATAATCTAATCGCAATTTATGACTAGCTATATAATCTGGGTGTTCTATTCGTTCCCCTTGAAGTGCCTTTTTATTTGAATTGTAAATAAAAGCAAATGGGATTCTGTCACCATTGCCTGGTTTATTACCAGGATCTCTTTTACCCATCCTATCAGCAAGAACTTTATGCGGTATTTGTAGAGGCTTCTTATAATGAGAACGCAATGACTTTGTAATAATCAATTTTTCAATTGGGATTTTTTCATCAATTATATCTTGAAGGAAGCCAGATAAAAAGTTAATTGCTGTATTAATATCTTGGTTATCCATTAATATATCAATAATCCCTCCATATACATCTTTTACAATGGGTGCATTGTCCCGCCGTTTCAGTACAATACCCATACTTTTTCTATAACAAGAATCAATATCATGTTCATAAAGCATACCGACGTAGCGTTTTTTAGATAGTAAGAAGAATGGTAGGAATGTTTTTTCGTATTCTAAATCGTGCGGACCCTTAAGATACTTTGTACAGACACCAGCTGCTTCTTGAGCCAATTCTATTGTAATTTCTAACGCCTTTTTCCCAATAATTGGAGTTCCATCTAGCTCTTTCAAATAGAAGCAGAAGAATACAGAATCTGTATCACCATAAATGTATTTTGCGTTGGTTTTAACATTACCATATTTGGCTGTTTTGCATATATTATCACCATATACTTCTTCTATTGTCCGCTGTGCATAAGTTAACAATAATCTACCAATAGCTGTAGTAGATGCTGCAACATCCTTTTCGTAGAAAGAACTGGTTTTAGCACCACATTGTCCATACAAAGAATTAGCAGTCAGTTTAATGGAAAGTTGGCGCTTATCTAAAATATTTTTCATAAAGGCATTTTCTTCAGTTTTAATTGATTTTTTAGTAGCCTTTCTAGCAAGAAGCAACTCCTCGAGAACGTAAGGTAAAATTCCTTTAATCGTCTGATTAAATCTACACACCTTCTTCCCGCATTTTATTTTATTCGCTTTAGCTTTTGGTGATTTACGTTCATATTTATATGTATCATAGGTTACGTTAACATAAGTATGCCCTGGAATATTATCATATTTATATTCCTCCGTATCTTTATGCTTTTCTCCAGTTTCTAGTAGAAGAACCCCTTCCATATTATATTCTTTTGTCCACACCTTGGTTGAAAGGCATAGATTATCACTAATAATACATGAAGGATATAGAGAACTATAGTCAACACAAGCGATTGGATCTTTGTGAAATCCACACTTTGGTTCAAGAACAGTTGCTCCTTCATAACCATCATTGCTCGTATCTTTATCAATAACTGGAATAAGGGTGTTTTTTTCTCTACATTTTTTAGCAATAAAACTGGTGAGTTTAATTCCCTGTCCTCGCATAACAAGAAATGAAATAGGAACACTACAAAGTTTGGACATTTCAATAAATTCAGTCATTATATCATTTTTCATTGCTAGTTCATGAACAATATTACAATCTTGAAGACAATATTTTGCAACTTCTGCTCTTTCAGCACTACCTAAATTAGACAATCTAAAAATATCCTGAGGTGTAACATCGTCTTTGGCTAAACACCATCTAATTTCCTTTTCTGTGTTTGGGGTTTCAATTGAATTAATAGTAAATTGGCGATTTTCTTTATCAATTTCAATAACTTTAAATTTTGCCCCATCTTTATAATATTCTGTGCTATAACCAATTTCTTCAAAGTGTATATAAGCGTTTAATGTAAGACCAGAAAGGTTTTTACTTTTGATAATCGTTTTCCCATCAGAGTAGGAAATAGAACTAGTTTTATCTCCAATAAAATAACCTGCGACATAATCAAGTTTATAGGATACTAGATTAGCACTACGCCTGAAGTAATTATAAAGATCAATTTGTAGACGCCCTCCCATATCAATAAAATTAATATCATGTTGTCCACTAGCAATTACAATACTGGATTCTTTAATTTTCAACTTATGTGTGCGATAATCCATTTCAGCACAAACTGCACCTTTATTTCTGGATAACATCAAGAAATCATTAACGCAATTATTTTCAATTGCACGTCTGAACATAAAACTGTCATCAAATCCCATTGTATTATACCCAATCATAATATCAGGATTAACGCGTTGAATTAGTTCCGTCCAGGCTAGTAATACTTCTCGTTCAGTTTCATACCTCTCAATGACAGCGCCAGGAACATCATCACAAGAACCTAGAACAATGCAATGGTTAAGATAGGGAACACTTTCACCACTCCGAACAAATGTAGTTCCAATAAATGTAACCTTATCACCCTCAAGTTTTGGAAATTTACAATTTAATGCAATATTGAGTTCATTAATTTTACTTTCTCTATCAAATTTATTATCCAACATAAGATCAATGACATTACCATTATCGAACTTCTTTTTTTTTTGTTTCCAATGAGAATTATCATTATCATCATCGTCATCTGAACCGAATGCATCTATAAAGGCATTTTCAATTGAATACCTTTCATCTACAACAACGTTACGAATAGGTAATTTCAACCATTGATCAATAATTTTATCTAAGTTACAAGATGTGGGAATTTTTTTAGGATATACGAGTTCAATCCCTTCCAGATTATCGTGTCCAAACGCAGTATATACAGCTCTTTTAAGTAGGGTTTCAGCAACTTCTGAAGTAATATGGCTCATTTTTTCAATAACTTCAATAATATTATTAGCAAGTTTTTTATATGTTTTCACCGGGATTGGGAAATCGCCATGGCTACTACTCGCTTCAATATCATAACTGGCCATGTTATAAGGAACAGGTGTTTCCTTTGTACTGAATGATTTTATATCTTTATAATCAACATTGTATTCATAATCGCATGTGGTTGTCTTGAGCGCCTTTTTAACTTTTTTCTTATTCGGAACTGCAATCCACCCAGATGGACTGATTTCACCTATATGGAAATATCTAAGAAGTGGTGGTATATGTGCTTCATACAATTTTATGTACTCTTGGTTTTTACCAACATTAATCTTAAATCCATTAGGTAATAGGGTTTGGGTTCTGTTATCCTCACCTCTATCCTCTGAATACCATAGGTTTTTTGCTTTATAAAATGCTCTCATATTTTTAAATTTCATCATTATAAATGTGTGTGGTTTATCGTTATCAAAACCATAAAGAGTTTTTTTCCCCCTAACTAGTTTGTAACCAACTATAGAATCTGCATAATATTGCCCTATTTTTGATTTAACAAGCATAATGAAATTTTCGGTTTCACTATCACCCCAATGCTCGCCTACTTTTACATAAAAGAATGGCATAAAATTATCAATAGTAATAGAGCAAGATTTACCACATTCATCAATTCCGAACATTTGTATATTAAATTGTTTATTATCCTTTTTCTTTTGTGGAATTCCCGAGGTTTCGACCATAAGATCTTCCTGTGGTTTTTCTTCATCTTTAACTAGGAATTCTATAAGCTTAAAAGCGCGGGTTGTAGACCGTATAGTTGACATGCTATGTTAAATAATATTAAAATATTATATTTAATTCAATTTTATAAATTAAATAAATTAGTTAATTTGCCTACATATTGTAACGTTATTTTTGTTTACGAGTTTTACCACTTTTCTTACTACCACGTTTATTATGTGTGCGAACGTTGTGGTGAAGTCTTTGGCGTGGTGTTACAAGTGATAAAAGACGATCATGCATTGAATCAGGCATAACAACACTATCGCTGGTTTTAAATTTATATTTTGGGGAATAAGATTGTTGTATAAAAAGTAATCCAGCTGGAACTGCTAAATCTGAAAATATAGATCCAACTGACCCACCGGTCATGTTTGAGTTAGAATTATGAGTAATCATAGGTGATGAACCATTAGAAAACATTGTATTAATTTTAAACCCCCCAGCCATAACCCCCCCTCCTTCATTATATATTACTAAATCATTTGGTTTAATTTCTTGACAACTTTGCATATACATATTATTTACAAAATTTAATTAGTATAAGACCGCTTAATATCATTTACATTTTTAACTTCACGTTTTGTTTTAATGTATTTAATAATAGTCTTGGCTTGTTCTTGATCCATTATTTCATTTAAACAACTTTCTAATAATTTAAATGATAATGGTTGTATCACCTTATTATTAAGAAATTTGAGTTTACCATCAGAAATTTCAACTGTTGCATTTTGAAGGTTCTCTGTTTCCACATAATTTGTAATTTGCTCTCCAATGTTATTTCTCTCGTCACGTATAACTCTAACCTTATCGTTTAAAATTTTAAGTTGGTTATCCAAAGATACCCATCCCTTAATTTGTTCTTGAAACGTCATTAATACTAAATGCTATTTTATATCTAAATATTTAACTCTAGATATAAATTATTTTATTTACTTTCTGGAATAGAGAGATTTAAGTCCCCAAAGCCCAAATGGAACAGAGGCACCACTTAAAACCCCACGTCCTCCTTGCCCTCTCTTTTTTCTGGAACCACCTGCATGCTTATGCTTGGAACCTGCATGCTTATGCTTGGAACCTGCATGCTTATGCTTGGAACCTGCATGCTTGGAACGTCTGGTATTTGTGCCTTTACGGCAGAATGAACGCTTCTTTCCAGAAACATATTTGCAACTGGATAAACTACGGCACACAGCAGGGCCCTTCTTCCGACAAGGAGATGATCTGACTCTGCGTCTGTACGATTTACGCGCGGATGCTGAACGTTTATGGGTGGCTCTCGTTTTTGGCATTATTATAATATATAATAAGAAAAAATTTAATTTTTGACAAAAAATGATTTATTACGCAATAATAAAATGAATATTCCTAAAATTAATAAAAAACTTGCTAAAACAAACATTAAGCAAAGATACACATAGGGATATAATTCTTGAATTAACATGTCTAAAACTGGTTTCATAAAGGTTTTAATTTCCTCTTTTACTTCATCTCTCTTTAGAATTTCAAGACATTGTTGGAAGAACGTATCAGACATAATATTAAATATATTTTATATTTTAAATTAAGACTATTCGTCTTAATAATGACTATATTATCTAAAGTTTTTGTAATGAATATTTGTAATATTACAAATGATTTTGATTTTGATAAGCTAACTTTAGCGCAACCAAATGGATTGCAGGGAGGGTCTTATTTTACACAGCTTCTTTTAAATGAGTCACCTATATATATTCAAGGTCCAGCATGTCAAACTAAACAAGGTTTAGTAACAAGTGGGAAAAAAACATATTGTGATTTAATGTTTACAGATAATAACGAAGGGATTTTGGATTGGTTTGAAAATTTGGAAAAGAACCTCATTGATAAAATTTTCGATAAAAGGGACTTGTGGTTTCATAATAATTTAGAGAGAGATGACATTGAAAACTCGTTTACATCAATAATGAGGGTGTATAAAGGAGGTAAATTTTATTTGGTTAGAACAAATTTAGCAAAAGCAAAACATTCATTACAAAAACCATTTACTTGTTATGATGAGCAAGAGAACCAAGTTGATCCCGAAACAATTAAAGATCAAACAATAAAAGTAATACCATTATTAGAAATTCAAGGTGTTAAGTTTTCAACAAAAAGTTTTCAAATTGAGATTTGTTTAAGACAAATTATGGTATTAGATGATAAACAAAAATTTGGCGGTTGTCTAATAAAAAATAGCCAGCAATCCGAGCCTTTAGAATCGACCAAAGATGATAATGAATATGTAGGAGAAAGTGTCAATGCAGACAATTTGGATACTTTAGAGGAGGTATCTGTAGGAGAAAACGACAATGCAGACAAGTTGGATACTTTAGAGGAGGTATCTGTAGGAGAAAACGACAATGCAGACAAGTTGGATACTTTAGAGGAGGTATCTGTAGGAGAAAACGACAATGCAGACAAGTTGGATACTTTAGAGGTTAATAAAGAAATCATAAATGAAACGATCATATCGAATAATATTGATGATAATTTAGTAGAAATTAATTTTACACCAGAAACAATTGATAATAATGAAACTATGAAACTTAAAAAACCCAATGCTGTTTATTTTGAAATGTGGAAAGAAGCCAGAGCGACTGCAAAATTAGCAAGAAAGGAAACATTAATTGCATATTTAAAGGCAAAAAACATTAAGGCAACATATATGTTGGATGAATTAGATGAGGATAGTTCAGACGAATTTGATATAATATTGGATGATTTAAGCGAAAGTGAAGAAATTAATGGTGGTTTAGGGATATAAATACATATTTTATAAAATTATTTTATATACAATTTTATATATAATGGGAGTATTAAAAGATATCCAAAAGTTTTGTAGTGGTAATCGCCTGATTTGTTTGCTTGGGGTTGTTATTTTAGCTGTAGCTATTGGACATTATTCAATGAATAAAAGCAGTGTTACAGATTCAATGGGAAACAACAGACAACATGGGGGCGCTCAAACCGGGCAGGTTTCATCTGATCCCGAACCCGCTCACCCTTTAGGGGAAAATTCTGATTTTCAAGGAGTAAGTGGAATGGGTGGTGGACAACAAGCAGCTCCTAGTTGCTCTCGTCAAACGATAGAAGACCCAGTAGCCTTATTACCAAAAGATTCAAATAGTGCTTGGGCTCAACTTAACCCTGGGGGTCAAGGTAGTTTAAATGATATCAATTTACTTAAGTCTGGTCACCACATTGGAATAGATACTGTAGGACAATCGTTGAGAAATGCTAATCTTCAATTGAGATCAGAACCAGCAAATCCTCAAATGAATATTGGTCCATGGAATAATTCTACAATGGAAGGCGATGCTATGAGAGTTCCATTAGAAATTGGACAAGGCCCACAATAATTATTATTCTAAATATATAATTATTATTAAAATATATAATGAAGCGGAGAGAGATATTAACATTTCTTATAATCGGATTTGTGTTATATATTTGTATTAAAATTTATACAGAATCTGATACATTTAATCTTAGATGCATCATTTCAGATGTAGATGGAAATGAATATTGTGTAAGAGAACAATCAAAAATAAAATTGGCTGCTGGATTATTGGCAGAAGCCACTACAAGATGTAATAAACTAATTGAACATTTAAAATCGGCTGACCCTAAAAATGACATAACAATCAGATTAGTGGATGGTTTTAATCCTAAAAAGGTTCAAGAAATTTTACCTAATTCCAGTTATACTGCTTATAGTGAAAACAAGGGGGAAAAACTAGCCTTTTGTTTAAATACTACCAAGAAGGGTAATAAACTTATTGATTTAAATACATTGACATTTGTTGCCCTACATGAATTATCACATATAGCAACAAAGAGTGTAGGGCATACACCAGAATATTGGCAAAACTTCAAATATATTTTAACGCAAGCAGTAGACATAGGAATTTATAAACCGATTGACTATAAAAAAAAACCCCAAACCTATTGTAGTATGGAGATTACAGATAACCCTTATTATGACGTCTAATTCCAAAACCAATCTTTGTTATTTTATCAAATCGTCACAATTATATATAAATATAATGCTTGTTTTATATATATATATATGTCTGAAATATTTAAGGTTATTCATTTAAACGGTGAAAATATAGAAAGGGTTTTTGTTTTTTTTGGTAAACCTGAACTCAATGACGGTGATAATGACGTAGATCCATATCAATTATATAGTTTAGAACCGGATAATCCAGTATTTAATAATGTTTTTAATGAAACTGAAAAAAACGAAATTGAAAAACATAAGATACCATTAGAATTTATACCATATAAAATACATATTGACGACTCTATAGATGATATTAAAAGGAAAATAATTTTAACATTTCAAAAAAAAATATCATTTGGTGAAATATATTTGTTCACTACTCAAAAAAAAAAATTTAACCCAGTCAAAATTTATCAAGCCTTAACACAAGATAATAAGGAAGACCTAACAAATAAAATTTTAATCCAATTTCTATTGAATTTCAAAACAATCGACATAAAAGACATTGAAGATAAACCAATATACTCGTTTGAAGATATATTAAATATAAACTTTAATGATGAACATATTATAAAAAAACCATTGGGGCAATATTTTATGAGAAACAATGGCAGATATCAATATACCAGCAATCCTTATGATGCATTAGTTTACGACGATTTTTTAGAAGAACAAGCAGATAATATTGTATCAACCAGAAATAGTAATTTGCTGCTTGATTTCGGTAAAATTGTGGATAATACAATTTATTTAACATTAGCTAAAGAGGTATTTACGTATTCTGAAAATAATCCTAGACTAACAAAATTTCCGAAATCAACATGTAAAATTTATTTCCCATTCCTTTTTAAAAAAGATATTACTACTGAAAGAGAGATAACTATTAATCACGAAAAGCTTCTAAGTGAAAATAATGGTTTACTTGGTTCGGTTACATTGGATAAAATGAAAAATATTGACTTGTTTTATAAAATGTGGGATAATTTTAATTCACCACTTAACTATATTTCACGTGGAATAACCGAAATTGAATTTAATTTACAACCAGATGTGACTTTTAAAATGCCTCTTGACATTATTTTTAAACTCATTAATAGTTCTAAAACAATTCCCTTTATTAAATACAATCCTGGTAATAGAAAGGAAAAGGTTTATAGATTATTCTCCGAAGAAACGTCAACCGATGGTAGAAAAATTCCTTTTTTAAATAAGGCAAAAATATTTAAGCTTATAAAAATAATTGGTCATAAACAAACTGTAGCATTATACATAGAAACTGAATACGAAGATCACATATTATCTATAACTTGTGAGTTTGGTGATACTGGTAATATACATATATTCAGTAAATTTCCAATTCCATTATCTATTGATGCTTATAGTAATGTTATACGTGAACAGGTTAATCCTATTATAGACGTTGTAAAACGATACATGGAACAAAATGGTTATAGTATTAATAGATTTGAAAACTTATTCTCAAATGAAATTGAGATTATTAATATTAAATATATTAGTTATTTACCTATTACAAAAAAAATAAATTTATCTAAATTTTCTGGATGCGTTTCCTCTATTTTTAATGTTACTAATGATGATAATTTAAAAAGTGGGATTACAATGAGGTTTAAAAGGGTTGCTAATTTCAATATTATGAATTCTAAAGAGGCATCTATAATTGAATTGACAAATAAAGGATATTCTACTAATGATGTCATCACTTCATTGATGCAAAACTATGATTTATCCAACGAGGAAGCTAGTAAGAACGTATTACAATTTCTTAGCGAAGTTCAAGTAGAGAGAGGACTAAATGAAAATAAAAAACATAAAATAAAGGAGCATCCAGGGTTTTTGACTATTATAAAATCAGATAGTTTCCAAAGTAATATAACTATTTCTGTAGAAAATATAGATAATATCCGCTATCTTGAAACAATTCCAATTTATATTGATTCTTTAATACGGATTACTGAAGGAAAATATCCCCCTGATATTAAGTTGCAGGCAAATAAACTTTGTAAGAAGAAGAAAATAGATAAAAAAGAAACAACTATTGTAGATATTATTGATCCCATTGAAAAAAAAATCATGGCTACCGAACTTAAATTTGGTGAAAATAATTCGGATGATGGAGATGAAGATATTCCTGATTACCTTTTATCTGACTATGAAGACGAAGATGATGATGATGATGATGATGGCAACCAAGTTAACATTGGTGGTGCATCATATGGAGAAGATATATCATTGGGTAATAGCATTGGAAATGCAAGCCCAAGCCCAAGCCCAGAGGGAGATATATCATTGGGTAATAGCATTGGAATTGCTAGCCCAAGCCCAAGCCCAGAGGGAGATATATCATTGGGTAATAGCATTGGAATTGCTAGCCCAAGCCCAAGCCCAGAGGGAGATATATCATTGGGTAATAGCATTGGAATTGCTAGCCCAAGCCCAGAGGGAGATATATCATTGGGTAATAGC